TGCGTAAAAAATAGAATGTATTTCATTCTATTTGGGCCCATTATTAATTTTTGTATTTCAGCATTCAAATCAACGGCCAGACACGATAAGCCTGCTTTTTCCACAATTGGTTTTAATGCTGCGGGTGCCATAAGAGGCAAATCTGTTTCGGTCCACGGTACGGAACAAATTACCATGTCATATGTCTTACCTACATGAGCATCAAGTTGTTTGCTTTTCCATTCAGGCTTTTGGTATTTGATCTCCTTAGTAACCAATGCCATAATATATTTTACCCAATAACGAATGTAAGAGGTTGTGAGCCGTCCACATACATTTTGAGTTGTTCGATTAGGCTGTCCATTTCTACTTTGGCTTCGGCTTTCATGGCTGCACCGTTTAGGCTGCCACCACCTTGTGGTCCAGCGATAGTGCCAAATTTCTCACGTGCTTCGCCAATGATCATTTTGCAATTGGCCACCATGTAATCTCGGATCCATTGGCTGATCTGGTGATCACTTAGCAGATTGAATTCGGGTTTTAGATTGTAGGTCCACAACAACACAGTTTCGCCTGATCCTTTGGGATCGCGGATCAGTTGCAGTTTTTTGGTCACAGGGTTCCAGGTGTAGTTCATGTACGCACCGAACATGCGTCCAGCCAGTTCAATATACTGACTGTAGAAGTCGTAGGTGGCCAGGCCTCCGGCCACGTTGAAGTTCATTAGGTACACGTTGAGCGAGGCCTGTGCAAACGGATCAAAATTTGACGCAAAAGGTCCTGAGCTGTCGCCAAACGTTCTGCGGAAAATTTGACGTACACTTATGACTTCTTGGGGCAGTTCATAGATGTTGACGTCTTGTACCAACTGCATGAAACTGTAGCTTTCTTCATAGGCACCATTAGCACGTTGACGATAAGTGCCTATGGTCTTTTGATAGGCTGCTTCGTAGTGTGAGGGATCTAGTTCTAGGTCAATGATATCACCGCCCAACTGAAGCCTTACATAATCTATTAAATTTTGCTTCAGGGTGGGCAGTGATTGTTGTTGCTGTTCTGGCATCAGGAACTCCGGTTCCTGTATTTATTGTTTAGACTGTATCCACCCCTGTAGTTTTTCAGCAATGAGTTGGTGCCCCAGTTGATTGGGGTGTGCAAAATTGGGACGAATGTACTGATTGTTTTCTACATTGACCAAGTGTTCACCATTGTGATCGTTGACTCCAAACCAGTCTGCTGCTGTTTCTCGACCCTGCGCCCAGATACGGTTTAGATCAACCCCAGGCAACCAGTGGTCGTACCGTACCCAACCAGCAAAGTAATAATCATCAATATCAAAACTCTGACACCATTTTTGTAATGCACTCACAGTCATACTACTGCGCATGCTTTCGTGTTCACGAGCGTGAAAATGCATATAAATTTCTTTTCCAAACGTGTCAGCGTTGGTCCAATTGCTGAATCGAGGAAAGTGTGCTGTTCTTGCTGGATTAGTTAAGAAAAATACAGCAATAACTTGACTGTCTGGTTTGTGGATTTTGAAATAATTTTGCAGTTGATACAACATGTCTTCATTGCTGGCACCACCAGATCCGTAGTTGTAAAATTCATCAAACCCCATGGCGTCCTGCAGTATTTCACCATATCGTTTTCCTGACCCTAGTTCAGCACCTTCGGGCCAACTGTCCCCAAGAGTCAACAAAATTTTTTTCATTGGAATTGTCCTGTACTGCCAGCCTTTTTATTCACAGCAAAAATTTTTTGATTTGTCTGATCTTTGATAGTTGGACAAAATTTACATTGTGGTATTACATCATCAATATGATTTAAAAAATGCTGTCCACGACTTTCAAACTCGTTGACCGACAACGGCAGATAGCTGTGTAATAATTCACGGTCTTGTGATGAAATATCAAAATTATGTTGTTGATCAAACTCAGGAAACAGTGCCACAGGACCACATTTGTACAATTTAGCACGGATAAAATGATAGCATTTGTATTGTACAAATCCGCAATCATTGTGCGATTGAGCAGGATCATTATTGAACAAACTGAATCGACCAAGGCTATTTTTTTGCACTGCAGATTTATAAAAGCTATCATATTCCCACACATGAACCCGTATTCCATTTTTGTCAACAAAGGCATGGTCAGCACCCCAGGTATGACATTGATCTACATTAAGAGGATCAGTTGACTTATAATAAGTCACTGGGTGTTGTAAAAACTTGTTGATTTCGACAAAGCAAGCCTCTCTGTCATTTTCATTGTGCAAACTTATACCTATCCAGTTTTTTATCCAAGGATGTTTAGGATCCTGAAACTTGCTGATTCTATTGTACAGGTCTGGCACATGATTTATGCGAGTGCCATTTGTCAACACTTGTACTGCTTTATTCCACAATTGATTGATGCCATCTATCCAATCACAGATACTGGGATTCAACAATGGCTCTCCGCCAAGAATGGTTATGCGTTGCAATCTAACATGCTTGGACCATTGCTGGTATTGTTCAGCATAATCACTCCAGCGTTGCCATCCTTTGAAGTCGTGATCGTTGAATCGATTACAGTTGTTGCAAGATAAATTGCAAACATTTGTTATGTAAAATTCAATGTTGGATACAAAAGCGCGATGATCACTGGGATCATCGTCTGGGATACTGTGCATAGACCTATTTACCAGGCCTTGAGCACCACCAGGTTCTCTGTGCCACGTCCGTTAAACGGAGTTTCTGTGGTAGACAGATCCTTGTAGATCTTACGTGCCGCTGGCTTGCCTGCGGCCTGCACAGCCTTGACCACATCTGCTGGCTTGCGCACAGTTTTTTGCATGGTCTCAATAGTGCTGAAACCAATGATGCTGTTGCTTTTGACAGTGAATGCCTGTGTGTGACTGTCAGCCACAAGGTGGATGAGCTTGCGCTTCTTGGTGTCGTACAACCATGCTTCTGCCTTGTCCACAAGACTTGCGGCTGGCAATCCCTTGAGTTTGAGCTCAGGGAAGTCTATTAATACTTTGAATTTTGCCGCACGTTTCTCAGGCGGCACTGACTTGACCTTGCGTGGCTTGCGTTCCACTTTCTTGATCTGCACATAGGCACCGCAGTCATTGATCACTGCTTCGCAAAACTTCACAACGTTGCGCATTTGAATCTTTGAAAAGTTGCTGTAGCCTTCCACCAGCTGTGCATCTTTGCCTTCGATCGCAGTTTCAAACTCTGCAAGTTTATGTTTCCACAAGTTGGCAATATCCGAAATCATTTGTGGTGCTACATTTAGCCCACGGATCACTGTGATAGGTTTGTAGTCTGCTGACATCTTGGCACCGTTGATCACAAACTCATCAAACATGCCGTCCAGTTCGCCGGCACATTCACTGACCTTTTCACGCAGGCGATCTTGAATGTTGGGCTTGGCTGCCACAGGCACTGCCTCAACCACCACCACTTCGGGCTCACGTGCAGTTAATATTTCTTGAATATAGCCTTCCAGTCTAACTGTCTCGGTGTCTGTAAGATCCAGGCCCACCATGCTCATACGGCACAGCCATGCAGTGGTCAGTCGAACTGCTGAGTCTGGCACGCCTTTTAATGCACGAACATCTGCTTTGCGTCCGTTGTGCTCTAAGTAAGCCACCAGCATTTCACGTGCGTCTTTTTTGCCGTAGAAATAATTGTACCAAGAGAACGCAGAGCTCATTTGACTGGTGCGATCGTCAGTGGGTTGCACACGCCATGTGGGTTCCAGCCCTGTGTATTTGGTGTCGGGACTGCGAGGGTTCAGTGGTTTGACAGCGGTTCGTGTGGCATTCATATGGGCTCCTGGTAAATTTATACGTAATTATAGCAGAATGGCAATTGTTGGTCAACCCAAAGCCCTTTCGGGCTCAGGGTTTTAGAACACATGCCCTTTAAATTGCTCGTAATCGTAAAATGCAACCAAAGTATTACCACGGAAAAACACTGTGAGTCCACCCAGGTCCTCGCACACATCTGCCCCAGTTGTCTCTGCAATAAAGTCTGTAGCACGAGTCTCTAGTGCTTCCATCAAGTCATCGCCAGTGGCGTTGTAACTTGCGAGAGCCTCTGCTTCATAATTGATACTGTAGTTTGGTGCTACACTGTTGATCATCTCACTGTGCAAATCGGTAACTAAATCACTCATCGCTGGCTCCTTTGTTGTTAAGTCCATATTATAGCATTAGGGCAATTATTGGTCAACCCGTTTTATGGTAAACCCAAAGTACTATAAATATACCATGCCACGCTTATCCCTATTCCGCCCCAATCGCACCAGAGACTATCAATTCCTGGACCGCACCATCAGTGAAATGTACACTGTGGGCGGCCTGGACATCTATGTTCACAAATACATGGGACCACAGGCAGGTGGCAATGATTCGGCCTTGAGTGGCAATTTTGACGCCACACAGCCCACATATGAAGCAGTGGATGTGTTGAACATTCAAGACTTGTTGTTGCTGGAAAACCGTGATAGAATTTATGACCCTGATGTGTATGTCATGCGCGGGGTGTACAACACACAGGACGTTGACTTTGACCTAACTCAATTTGGCTTGTTCTTGAACAACGACACCATATTCATGACGTTTCACTACAACGACATGATTGACACATTTGGGCGCAAACTCATGAACGGTGATGTGATAGAGATACCCAACTTACGAGACTA